ACACCATGACATGTCTTGTGAACAACACAACACCTATCAATGGTGCAGTTGGAGACCTTTCAACTCAATCTGTAACTTGGAACGTATCAGGTACAATCGCAGTAACAACTTCCTAAGAAGAAAACAAAGGGGCTAACATGGCAAAACTCAAGGTAACAAGGGCAGACAACTCAGTAACAGAGTACGAGATTACTCCACTGATTGAATACGCCTTCGAGCAATACGCCAAGAAGGGCTTTCATAAAGCCTTTATTGAAGATCAGAAGCAGTCAGATGTTTACTGGCTGTGCTGGGAATCAATTAGACGTTCGGGTGAAACAGTCAAACCTTTCGGGGAACAGTTCCTTGAGACCCTCAAGTCAGTTGAGGTCTTAGAGTCTGACCCTTTAGGGTAGATCGGAACTCCCTCACCTATCTCGCAGCTCGCTTGAGTTACGAGTATGGAGTTCCCTTCCAAACCATTGTCGAACTGTCGCCGATGGCGTTCAAGGCACATGTAGAAGTCCTGAAGGACTTAGCAAAGGAGCGAAGCGATGCCAACAGAAGTAGTGGGCGCGGTCGCTCTTAGAAAAGCCTTGAACCAATATGCTCCAGACCTTGCAAAAGAATTAACTAAAGAACTAGGGGCAGTTCTTAAACCAATCGTTAAAGATGCAAGAGGCTACGTTCCAGCCGAGTCTCCAATGTCAGGCTGGGCTCCGCGTTCATTTTACGATGGCAAGTTTCCAACTTACAATGCCTCAGTCATTAAATCTGGCATTGTCTACAAGACAAGTCCTAGCCAAACCAACAGGGCTGGATTTAAGAACACAATTAGAATTCAGAATAAGTCCATGATTGGCGCAATCTATGAGACTGCTGGGCGCAAGAATGGCCAAGGTCAAGAATGGGTCGGGCCTAACGGCGGCGGAGCTTCTAAGGGAGTCTCTAGGTCAAATAATCCTTATGCTGGCAATCAGTTTATTTCAAACCTTGGAAACCTTTATGGTTCAATGAAAGGCACAGATCATCAAATGATGGGTCGCCTTATATTTAGAGCCTGGGCTAAGACTCAAGGCAAAGCCAATCTTGCAGTCATTCGTTCATTAGAAAAGACTACAAAGAAGTTCAATGACCGCACACAGATAGTCAATCTAAGGAGAGCAGCATGAGCAATGTAGCCATTAATATTGCTGCTGAATACACAGGCAAAGCAGCTTTCGATAAAGCCAATAAATCGGTTACAACCCTTGAACGCAATGTCAAGAAACTAGCTTCTGGGCTAGGTTTAGCACTTGGCACTACTGCTATGGCTGCTTATGGCAAGGCGGCAGTCAAAGCCTTTGCAGCCGATGAAGCAGCAGCTCGCAGACTAGCAACAGCAGTTGATAATCTTGGACTTTCTTTTTCTCAGGCTAAGGTCAATACATTCATTGAAGACCTTGAGAAATCTGCCTTGATTGCCGATGACGTTCTTCGTCCAGCATTTCAAGCGTTGCTGACCACAACTGGATCATTAACCAAGTCTCAGGAATTGCTAAACAATGCAATCCAGATAAGCCGCGCAAGTGGCGTGGACTTAGCTACAGTCTCACAAGACTTGGCTAATGGATTCGTGGGTATTACTCGCGGTCTTAAGAAATACAATACAGGTCTTACTCAAGCAGAACTTAAATCTAAATCCTTTAATGAGATTCTTGGCATTATGCTGGCTAAGTCTGCTGGGGCAGCTAGTGCCTATCTTGAAACTACGGCTTTTAAGCTCGATGCTCTTACTACCGCAAGCGATAGAGCTAAAGAAACAATTGGTGCAGGGCTCGTAGATGCCTTTGCTCGTATTGCAGGAGGCTCAGAAACCTCTGATGCAGTAAAGGCTATTGACAATATTGCGAAGGCAATCAACGGCGTTACAGCGGCTACAGGCTTTCTAATCGGTGGCTTGGTCAAACTCTACAGAGGGCTTGATTTCATCACTACATTTGGTGGATTGACTGGGGCTAATGGATCACTAGCCACAATGCTAGAAAGCCAGCCTTCAACCAATCGCTCTGCATCTCCAGCAGGTACAGCCGCTAGAACAGCACAGCAACGCGCAGCAGAAGCAGCAGCAGCCAAGCGAGCTAAAGAATTAGCAAAACTTACAAAGCAACAAGTAGACGCACAGAAGAAACTTACAGCCGAGCAGAAAAAGCAGAACGCTCTCAAAAAGGCTGGGTCAATCTTTGACTTAGACCAGATTCAGATTATTGCTGCACTTAAAGGACAACTCTCGGAGCAAGATCGTAAGCGTCTCGAACTCCAATTCGCTTTGCTTCTAGGCAATAAAGAAGAAGCATCACGCCTCACATACCAGTTAGCCAAGGCTCAAGGACTAGGTGAACAGATTGCTCGCGACCTAGCAAGCCTTCCAATGGCTAATAATCCCTTTGCATCATGGGAAGCCTATCTCGACAAGATTGCAGAGAAGGCTCGTCAGATTGCAAGCCTTACAGTTAATGCGCCGCTAGGTACAGCAGCAGCCGCAGCAGCTTCAAGTGGCATGGTCTCCACCAACGTATCTACCAACGTGCCAGTCACAGGCTTCACGCCTCCTCCTACTGGCACATACGGCACACCTATGGGAGCAGTCCAAGGCCCTCAAGTAATCGAGTTAAAGATTACAGGCGATGGAGACTTGACCAACACAATTGCAAAGAACCTCATGCAGCAGAGCCTTTCTACAGGCAACCAGACTTACGTGAACCGTAGAACTGGTGGCTTTGAGTAATGGCCTTACCTGCACAGATAGCGGTTACTTTCGACTTTAGCTCTGGTGCAACATTCGGGGCAGGGTTCGTCATAGGATCACCAGACAACGGCGTTATCGGCGTCAATACTTTCGGTGCATCTGACGTAGTTATCCCTACAGTTGATTTAACTCCTAACGTCTATTCAATCGCAATTCGCCGTGGTCGCAATATCATGAAAGACACCTACGAGGCTGGCACAGCCATTGTCAGAGTCCTAGACCCTACAGGCGCGTTCAACCCACAGAACACTTCATCGCCTTACTATCCGTACCTTGTGCCGTTGCGTAAGTTGCGTGTCGCAGCTACAACCACAACAGCCCAGCACTTCCTATTCTCAGGCTATGTCAATGATTACAAATATACCTTCCCTCAAGGGCAAGAGACTGCCTATGTAGATATTCTCTGCACAGATGGCTTTCGCCTTCTTCAAATGGCTAACGTAGGCACAGTCCCTACAACACCAGCAGGGCAAACAACTGGCACACGCATAGGCAAGATTCTCGATGACGTGCAATGGCCTGTGTCTATGCGATCTATCGCAACGGGAGATGCAACCTGCTTAGCAGACCCAGCTACTATCCGCACAACCCTTGAGGCAGTCAGAAACGTAGAGTTCTCAGAAGGTCTAGGGGCATTTTATATGTCACCAGACGGCACAGCTATTTTCAAATCCCGTAGCCAAGTTACTGGCAGTCTAGGCAATACAGCCACAGCCTTTAACCAGACTTCAGGTATCCCATATAAGAACCTCAAGTACGCCTTCGATGACAAGCTAATTATCAACGATGTGAAGTTTAACCGCATAGGCGGCACAGCCCAGAACGTCATCTCTCAGGCTTCTATTGACAAATACTTCCCACACTCTTTGACACAGGAGAACCTTGTAGCTGAGACAGATACTCAGGTAGCAGGGGCAGCCGCGAACTATGTCAATACTCGCAAAGAGACCACAATCCGCATTGACGAAATGACCGTTGATCTCTTAGACCCAGCTGTCCCAACCGATACATTGATTGGCTTGGATTATTTCGACAACTTGGCAATCACAAACGTGACAGAGCAAGGCAGCACAATCAGCAAGACACTTCAAGCGCAGGGCTTTGCTTGGGACATAACACCTAACAAAATGAGCGTCACAATCACCACGCTCGAACCTATACTGGACGGATTCATTATAGGCAGCAGTACCTACGGTATAATCGGACAATCAACTTTGAGTTACTAGGAGCAACATGGCAACCTTTCCAGTCGCAACAGGCGATGTATTAACAGCAGCGGTATATAACTCGCTGACCGCCTTCACAGTCGATGCAGACGCTACGGCTGACTACACAGCAGTCCTAGACGATCAGTACCAAGTCCTAGTGCCTATGAACAAGGCAACAGCAGTAGCTTTCAAAATCCCTACCAACGCCTCAGTAGCGTTCCCAGTAGGAACAGCAATCACAATTCTTAACAAAGGCGCTGGGCTAGTAACTATTTCGGCTACAACAAGTGGCACAACGAGTGTGCTGAGTGCAGGTGCAGTAGCAGCTTCTCCAACCTTGGCTCAATACAAGACAGCAGTCTGCATTAAGACTGCTACAGATATTTGGTATGTCGCAGGAGCTATTGCATAATGCTTAATTGTTTAGCGGCAGTACATGGTGCTTTTGTTGCTCCAACTGTAACCTCTGAATATCTAGTTGTAGCAGGCGGTGGCGGTGGTGCTTACGGTGGCGCAGGTGGCGCAGGTGGTTTGCTTACTGGTTCATTGACTTTGCAATTATCGACTAATTACACAGTAACCGTTGGCGCAGGTGGCGCAGGTGGCGCAGGAGCACCTGGAAATTACAATGTGGGCAAAGGTGTTGCTTCTGTATTTAGCAGCATTAGTTCTACTGGCGGTGGAAATGGTATTTATTACAACCAAGGTGGCGCAGATGGTGACGGCGGTTCTGGTGGCGGAACAGTTGATGCTTCTCGCGGCGGAGCACCCGGAAACGGTGTTTCAGGTCAAGGCAATGATGGCGGACAAGGTTCATCAGATTTAGCAACTTACACACACGGCGGTGGTGGCGGTGGTGCATCAGCAGTTGGAGGCGTAGCCAATTCTTCAGTTTGCGGTAATGGTGGTGCTGGTACGGCTTCTTCAATTTCAGGTTCATCAGTAACTTATGCAGGCGGTGGTGGCGGTGGTGGTGGTGGAACTGCTGGTACAGGCGGTTCTGGCGGTGGTGGTAATGGATCAGCTGGCGGTACAGGTACAGCAGGTACAGCTAATCGCGGTGGCGGTGGTGGCGGTGGTGGCACTAATGGTGGCAATGGCGGCTCTGGAATTGTTTACTTAAAGTATGCAGACACTAAAACAATAACAATTGGTGCAGGATTAACAGGCACAACAGCAGCTCCTTCTGGTGGCTTTAAGGTCTCAACAATTACTGCTGGCACAGGAAACGTGAGTTGGGCATAATGGCACATTACGCATTTTTAGACAATTTAAATATCGTCACAGAAGTTATTGTAGGTATTGACGAGACTCAAACCATCGAGGGCAAAACTCCTGAAGATTGGTACGCAGAGTTTAGAGGGCAGAAGTGCGTGCGTACTTCCTACAATGGCACGATTCGCTATAACTATGCAGGAGTCGGCTATACCTATGATCCTATTGACGATGCTTTCATTGCTCCTACTTCATGTGAGCATGACACGCTGACTCTTAATTCTCAGAAACGATGGGAGTGTTCAGCTTGTGTCGAACTCACCAAGACTTTCTAAGGCTGGACAGCAACTAAGGCTTCAGGTAGATGATAGTTACCCAGATAGAGATCGCACCTCAGACGGCTGGATTGGCGACACTCGTCATCAAGCACGTCCTTCTGACCACAATCCTGATGCAGAAGGTATCGTCCGAGCCATTGACATTGACAGGGATTTATCTGGCAAAGCAAAGCCAGACCTCATGCCTGACCTTGCGGATCAACTACGACTATGCGCTAAACGTGGCGATAAGAGAATCTCTTATATTATCTTCGATGGAAGAATCGCATCGTCTAAGAAGTCTTGGGCTTGGCGTGCTTACACTGGGTCTAATAAGCACAATCATCATTGCCATATTAGCTTTACCAAGAAGGGCGATGCAGATGGCTCGTTCTTTAA